TTTTCCTTCCATGGTTGTATATTAAGTTGTTGACTAAAGTAAAAATTAAATCTGTCAGAAGGCCATCTTTTGTTTATTTCTTTTATGTTCATTCCGTTTTTGATTATACGATACCAAGGATCTGGTTCTGTTTTATGGCCGCCTTGAAAGTAAGCATGGTCAATATGTAAGTAATTGATTCCTTTACTTTCTGCTTGTTTAAATACTTCGGCTGTACCTCTTAGAAAACCAAAACTAGTAACTGTACTAGCATCGCCCGGAAGTCCATTTTTTAAATCGCTTATATCAATTGATACACCGTTTGAGCCTTTAGTAAAAGAGTCTACCACTCCTTGAGTATGTCTTTTACTTGTACTATAACCGTATAACATTGATTTCCATTTCTCGAATTAACTACTCATATTTAGTGTAAATACTTTTATGAAAGTTTCATTCTTTACTCAAAATTCTAGCAAGGCAGGTAAGCCAGTTTTCGAAGCTATGATGAAAGCTGTCAACGAATGGAAGTGTAACGACTCAGTAGTTGAAAACGACATGGATGCCGACGTTGCTGTAATTTGGTCATTACTATGGAATGGTAGAATGGCTCCTAATAGAGCTGTTTGGAATGAATTTCATAAACAAGGTAAACCTGTTGTAGTTTTAGAAGTAGGTGGATTAAACAGAAACGTTACATGGAAAGTTGGCATCAATGGTATTAATGCTAAAGCTAACTTTTGTAATAAAACAAATTTAGACGTCGATCGACCAAGTAAGCTAGGAATAAAATTAAAGGCTTGGAACTTACTTGGAGATAATATTATTATTTGTGGGCAACATCAAAAAAGCGACCAATGGCGTAACTTGCCACATATAGATCAATACTACGAAAATAGAATATTAGAAATTAGAAACCATACAGATATTCCAATACTAATAAGAGACCATCCTAGGCATCAAAGAAGTATTCACTATAACGAAGAAATTAACTTAAAAAAGAAATATGGTGTTAAGTATATGTCAGCTAATCATGTTGAAGGCACATACGATAACTTTGATTTTAACAAAGCATTAGAAACAGCTAAACTAGTTGTTAGTGAAAGTAGTAACCCTGCTATGGAGGCTACTATAAATGGAGTGGCGGCTTGGACTGGACCTGAAAGTCTAACTTACCCTGTTAGTGTTCATCCTAAAGATTTAGATAATTTAAGACCAAATAGAGAACAATGGCTAGTAGAGTTAGCACATACTGAATGGACTGTTGAAGAAATTAGTGAATGTATACCTTGGTCTAGACTGTGGAGTAGTCTACAAGAGTACCGTCTATCCAACTAAGAAGTAAATTTTTATTAGAAATAAATCCAAACTTATTAAGTTGCTGTACCATTGAACGAGGTAAGCGATCCATTTCCATTAGATCATAAGGTGTAACATCATTAATACCATATGTATCATCAGATGTTTTATATACAATAGCATTTACTAGATTGCTATTTTTTTCTTGCATGAAATAAGCATCTTTACAATCATATCCAGCTAATGCTAATCCATGAATAAGATTTACAATATTAATATCAGTATGGCAATCAGGATAAACTCTATAATCAGGTTCTCCATAAAACATATTACTAATTCTAGGAACAGTAATACATAGCATACCTTCATTCGACTGTAGCTCGTTCATTTTTACTAGCACTTCATAAAAATTACTGTATTTGTGTAAAACACTATGACACCATAATACATCAAACTTTTCACTGCTTTTAAATGACTCCCAAAAAGGCTTACCTGTTTTAACATAGTTTACTCTTTCCATGTCTTTAACTTCTTGTTTCATTTCGTCAGTTCGGCTACAAGCTGTTACGTCAATTTCTAAAGGTTTTGGATCCTTTTCATCATCGTCCATTCTTGTTGCCCACCATTCAGAATCTAATCCTATTCCTGATTCAATATCAAGAACACTTGAAATACTTTGCATCATTTCTGGGTAGTCTTCTAATGCTGATAAAAACCTCAGTGAATGAAGTCCTCTTGTTTGGTGGTTATTTAATAGTAGATCCATTTGATATCCCTGTTAACATTGATTGATACTTATAGTTATCAAAATATTCGTTAGCTTTCTTATATTTTGTTATTAGTGTATGTAATTTTGGTGTTGTATTAAATTTGTTATACTCAATTAAAGCCCTATACATATCATTCATTAGTATTTCTAATGTGTTATACATAGTGCCTATTTCTACAGGTTTGTCTTTAAGTGTATTCCATTCATCTTGTTTCCATTCAGAATACAGCTTTCTTGCTCTACTACAAGCTAACATCTTCCATACCTGCCGTTCTTAGTCTAGTTATGTGACCAAGTTGCCATTGTTTTGCTTCTAGACCTTTCATTATACCTAGCCATTTATTTCTCATTAAAGCTACTTCGTTAATTAACGTTTCAAAGTCAATTACTTCATCTTCTCCATCAACATACTTTTCAGCATCTCTTGTTGACAAAGCTCTAGCATAACTTTCTAGATAATTTTTAAAATGTTTACGTCTAATTTTTCTTAATTGAATATTAAGGAAATTTAGCACAGCCTCAATTTCTTGAAGCTGGCTAAATCTTATTTCTGTTTGAGCTGGAAGTTGTTTTAAGTTGTTTTCAATATTCCCATATATCCCAGATTCTTTTCTAGCGACTAATAGTTCGCCTTCGTAGTGTTCTAAGAAATCTGGCAATACTGCTAGATTATGTGTTACTTTAGAGTACCAATTAGTTGTAATCATCGTCCCCATCATCATCATAGTCGCCGTCGTCACCTTCCTCGTAAAGAGGATCTTCCATCACGTCGTCGATCAGTTCTTCCATTAAATCGTCAGCTTCAGCTAATGCTTCTAAAGTTTCTTCTTCTATACCATTATCTTGTAATGTTCTTAGAAAATGCTGACCTGCTCTAACTTTATCTTTTTCTGGAATATACTCTTGTAAAGTCTTCCAAGTTTCAACTACTATATCTGTAGTAAATGATGTATCTTCCGCCATAGTTTTTACTCCGATGCTATGTTTTCTTCTTCTTGAGTTTCCTCAACCATACTTATATTATCATCTTGAGGTTTACTAACACCAGAAACTATATCATCCATAACTACTTGTAATCGTTCACCAGTCCATTGCTTACGAAATTCTTTAATTTCTTCGCCTGCTAGTGTTGTGTACTTGAGCTTGTTTCCATCTTTAACAACAACGCCATTCTTTTCAAACATTTCAAGTAATCCACTATATGGATTCATTCCTGTTTCGTAAGGAATCTTAACTTGAACTGCTTCAAAAGGTTTACTGTAACGTGTTTTCATTACTTTACAACCTGCTCTAATACCTCTAACATCACTAATTTTATTACCATCTTCATCTTCTTTTAGTTTCAATTTTTTCATTGCTACTACAATACTTGAAGCATAGATAAATCCTTGACCGCCTGATATTTTATCATCTGGGTCAAACATATCTTGTGAAGCATAAGTGTGATTAGTACATACCATACCAACATTATAAGCACCAATCATATTAACTGTGTTACGAACTAATGCTGTTAAGGCCTTAGGTTTACGACCCATGTCACCTTTCATGTTACCTGCTTCAAACTGATCTACGTCAGTTGGCGTTAATAACATACCCAATGAATCAATTACAAATAAAACTTTAGGGCGTTCTTCAGCCTCCATAGCTTTGTAATCTTTCATAAATGTTGAAATAGTTTTTGCTACATCATCAATCATACTCATTGATAATTTTAAAAGTTTGCTAGGATCTGTACTTACACCTAGTGCTTGTAGCCATGTTTCATCTAAAGCATTTTCTGAATCAATTAATACTACAAAAATATCTTGTTCTTGGGCGTGTTTTACAATGTTTCCTGCCGCGAAATAACTTTTACCTGCTCCTGATTCACCAGCAAATACAGTTACTTTTCCTAGTGGTACACCTTTATTAAAGTCGCCACTAATTAGGTAATTCAAACAATGATTACCTGTGCTGATCCAATCTGTTGGATCATGAAAGCCAACACTCAATCCATCGATTGATTTTGTTATATCTTTCCTAAATTTACTTACGTCGAATGGTTTTGCCATAATTTACCTTCCTTGATTTAAAAAGTGTAACAGGCCGAAACCTGTTACACCGTTCTTACTAATATTACTTCTGTTGTCTGTCTCGGATCATAGCAAGAATATCATCTGCTCTTTTTGCCGAAGTACTTTCAACAGGTTGTGCTGGAGCCGTTTCAGTTTGAATCGGTTCAGCGGTTGGTGTTGGTGCTGGAGCAACAGTTTCAGTTGTAGTTTCAGCAACAGGCTGTGACACAGCCGGAGCGGGAGACGGTGTTGCTGTAGTTGTTGAAGTTGTTGAAGTTGTTGTTCCTTTTGGAGCACTTACACCAGCCGGACGATAATAAGCACCATATTTCTCAGTATCGTAAGGCTTACCATCAACTGACTCTTCAAACATTTGTTTGATTATGTTGAGTTCAGCTTCTGAAGGTTTCTTAGGTAAGAAATCATTTAAAGTATACAAACCATGTGACTCAATAGCCGACTGCTCTGCTTCACTTAATGAACTTTCTTTTCTAGCCCATTTTGAAGTTGAATAATCAGCATATCCACCTTTGGTTGTTTTAGTTACACGAAAATCTAAACCAGCTGTAGAATCAGTTGGTAGTTCTTCCATTTCTGGATCCATCAAACTTGCTTTAATAATATTAAACAGTTGTGGTCCCATAATAAATCTACGAATTGGATTCTCTGGAGTAGTTTCTTCAGTTAGAGGATTCTCTCTAACAAATCCTTGGAAAACGTATGAACGCTTCTTCCAATATTTACGACCCATGTCTTCTAGTGAGCTGTCTTTAAACCAAGGTCTAACCTCAGATAAAATTGGACATGAACCTACTGGTTCCCACATTTCCATACAAGGTACTTGTACAGTTACAGGCTTACTATCAACTTGACCTTTAATACCTTGGAAAGGTAATCTAATCATTTGACGTTCTGCCCAGAAAAATGTATTACTAGAGTCTCCGTCAGGGAGAAATCTTAGTGTAGTACTCTCGTTTTCTTGGATATTCCAGTGTGGGAAAATGGCGTTGTCGCCACCTGTGTTACTGCCTGATTGGCGTGTTTCTTGAGCTTGTAACCTAGCTCGTATTTCAGCTAATGATGCCATAATATATGCCTCCTATGTGCCTTTGTTTATTTGCCTTGATAAACGTAATTCCAATTACGCTTAACATTTATATTTATCAATAATCTTTATAATCATTAATAATATTGGCTCTCTCATTTAACTTTTACATTATATAACAGAACCGTTACTGAAGTCAAGTCTTTTTATAAACTTTTTCTCCATTCCGAGTATATTCGATCGCTCTTGGCGTCCCATTTACACTCTAGTACTTCACAGCCGTACTTCTTAGCCCATTCATAGTTAATATCAAACGTCCAAGGAAAGAACTGTATCTCCTCTACACCTTTCCAAGGATGATCACCTAATCCTGGATTTTGTCGCCAGTATAGTATACCACCTGGCTTTACAAGACTGACTGCTTTTTCAACTTGTGGTTCAACATCTTCTGCTGTTCCAAAGTTCAAACTACCTAAAACAAATGCTATGTCCCATTGTTTACCATTTGCTTCAAACTCTTCAATGCTAACTACTTCGTCTGCTTTATCATTAGCAGGATCAAATCCGTATAGTTGATCTCCTAACTTTTCTTTAA